GTTCCACCTGTCACAGTTGTTGTGGCGCTTAACGAGGTCGTTGCCGTTACCGATCCGGGAGCTGTGACAGCCGCGGGTAGACTTATGGCCACTTGATGACCAGAACCTGTTGTGGTAATTTGGTTAGCGGTACCTGCGATTTTAATATTTCCGGCCGAAGGAGTGGCTGTGCCGGTATCTCCGGTCAAGGTGCTTACCTGCGAGCTACCGCCGCCTAAACTTGCCCAGGTCGCTGTACCACCGCTTAACGAAACAAGTGCGTAAATCACAGCTGCTGCGTTATCCACCGCTAATGTGCCTAGAGGCAATTCAGTCAGATTGGCGCCCGGTGCACCCGTCGTAGGGATAACGTTAGCGGGATTTGGGGCTTGTCCAAATCCGTAGAGGGCAAGATTAGGCGTGGGAAAGTTGACCATAGAGGGGCTCCTGGAGGGTATGTTCTATATAATTCAAATTTTAAAGCATACTCGATTTAAACGTAAGAACTTTTTCAAAGAAAAAGTGACTTGAGTCAAAAGGCTTTATATGCTAAGATGATCAGGAAACACGGGAGAAAAATATGGAATGGATGCAAGTACTGATGATCGTGTTAAGCAATCTGACGATGGTGTTGCCTTTGTTTTTATGGAGCCGATCAGAAGCCAGAGTCGATCAAAGACAGATTTTTGCCCTGGTACAATCGATACAACTAGAAATTAAAGACTTCCACGGTAGACTATGTGCCATAGAAGAGCGTAGGAGGAGGGAATAAAATGGATTGGATACAATTTAGCCTATTTTTAATTTCAATTATTGGTATGTGGGGATGGTTACGATCGGACCTGAACCTCCTAAGAAGTGAATCCGCTGCGGATCGTAGGGATATGTTGCAGATCATCCGTTCCATTCAGGACGAAATTAAAGACTTCCATGGCAGACTATGCGCAATAGAAGAACGAAACAGGGGAAAATAAAATGGACTGGTATCAAACGTTTAGCATATGCGTAAGTATTTTAGGAGCTATCGTAGCGGTAGGTGGCTGTCTCTATTGGATTATGGGAAGATTGTCCGTAGAAATAAGCGGCATTCACTCAGACGTAAAAGAGGCATGTCAGCGAATTGATAAGCAGGGTGAGCGCATGGATAAACTGATTTATGCCTTCATGAATTTTCAGAGGGACACTGACAAACTTATCGCCGAATGCCAAAAAGATATTGGTGAATTGAAAATATGCATGTCAAAAATAAACGGAGGAAAATAAATATGTTGTTAGGATGGAGCTTTGCAGAAATAATCGCCTGGTTACCGGGATACCTATTGCTGATTTGCATTGGGCAGATTATACGAGGTGACTAATTTTATAAAAATTATTTAATTGATTTTGATATTAATTTATTTATATGATCGATCTGTTGTTTTGTTTTTAGCCGTTCGCTTTTATTTTTCGTGACCCTGAGTCTTTTTTCCAAAACTTTTATTTCATCTTTGAGAATCTGAATCGATTTAGAGAATTTATATTTTTTTGATTTTTGGGTCATCTCATGCAGAGAAGGCTTTGGCTTAGGACTCGGTTTTTGATGGATTATCTGTTTGGAATGTGATGGTCCTATAAGGCGCTTTGTTTGCCCTCCAGCGACTTCTTTTGTCTTGGGAGTGATATTCACCGTCTGAGCTTGTTTTGGCGCAGCAGGGGCCTTTTTAGGCACTTCTACTTCGGGGTGTTTTGGCGCATTGCGTTTGATCTCGTTGTGCAATTCTGTGAAGTCTTTATCCGCTTGCGCCCATTTGCCATTCTTGAATGCGTTCAGACCGTGGTCCCATTTGACCGCCAATTTGGGTTGAGACAGAAGAGATTTCCAAACATCTTTGGCGATTTTGAACCCTTCTCTTGCGTAGCCGGCAGGAGGAACGAATCCAAACAAAACAGCTTTTTTGGCCACGTCGGACCATCCCTCTTTTTGGGCACGCCTGATCAATTTCATTGGTTTTTCTGTGGAAGCCAAATCTTCGACCAACTGGCGTATGTCTTTGTATCCTTCCTTACCCAGGAGCTTTTGAAAGGGTCTTTGGTAATATTCCGAATCCAGTAACTTTTTGGCGTGTTTGTAATCGATCTTATCTTTGAAAATCGAGTCAATGAACGCATCGGCCTCTTCAACGGCCATCAGTTGCGACCAGCGCTCGTTGGATTCTTTAAACAGCCTTGAGAACTGGCTGGCGGGCCATTTTTGTTCAATCACATCTTCAATGGCGCGGTTGTACTCTAGCAGCGCATTCTTTTTCGCGCGGTTAGCGGCGGATGATTTTCCAGGTTCAAACAATTCTCCCAAAGATTGATTATTTTTTCTGAATTGGGTCTCCAGGTCGTTCGCGAAAAGGGTTTTTCGCGATGATGCGGCTATATCGTTACGCAACTCGCCAATTTCTTTATTCAATGTCTTTTCATACTCAGATGGCGTGAAGCCTCGGCTTTCTGCTGACAATGTTTTACGCCGCGTGTCAAAAGCCTTCCCAACCTCTTCGGGAGCCACTTCTCCCGGAATGGTTCTAGACAGTCCTTTCACTTCGTCAAAAATTTCTGAGACTTCATTTTTATAATTGGGATTTTCCTTGAGTTCCGCGTATGTTTTGTTCTTTGTCAGATGCTTATCAGCGATTTTTCGGAAATCTCCTTCGACTTTTGAAGAAATGCGATTGGCCGTCTCTGGGCTAACATGAGTAGGTTTTTTTACCGATTCGAATCTGCGCGTAGTGAGACCGGAAGGTTTGGTTGCTTTGCCGACGCTATTGGGAAGGGGGGCGACTCCGGAAAGTACAAGCCCCGCGATCTCCGCCAATGCGGGAGGTAGTCCGATAGCTTCTAATGTTTCTTTGGCGACAGGTGCAATAGCACCCGCGGCAGCCTTCTGGCCGACACCACCCGGACGAAAACCCGCTGCCATACCGCCAAGACGAAACGCCTCCTGAACGGGTCCTTGAGGACGTAACGGCGCGCCGGTAAAATGCTCTATCAGCCCTTCTAGATTCTCTTGAGACGGCGCATATTTCCCTATGGCTTCGCGACCTACTTGTGTTACCTGCTCACGATTGATTGAGGGATGTTCGGGATTGAACATCTGATTGATCCAATCGCTTTCTTCAAGCTCTGCGGCAACCTCTGGTGTCGCACCCTGAGCAAGGGCATTGACGATATCGGGCACATATGAAGCGGGATATTTCTTAAGATAACCTAAAGGGGCTTGCAACGCGGTTCTGGCGGCTTCTTTGCCGAAAGACTCTTCTGGCTCTGTTTCGGGTGTCGACGAAAGCGTAAATCGCCCTTTAGGAGATTCTTGGGGCTGAGAAGATAGAGTAAATGCCATTATTTTTTATTCCAGTGTGAACCATCCCAAACGTATACCTGACCAGTATCATTGTCGGTAGCGGTCTGTCCTTTAAAACTACCTTTGGGAGGTAATTCTTCAACGGTTTGTTGTTTCTGACCTACCTTCTTTTCGATCCCTTCCAGCGCATTTAATTCCTCTTCATAAGCATCTGCCGCGGCATTATCTTCAGCATCCAGTTGACGCGTAACTTCGCGAGGAGGCAAACCGCCATATTCCGCTAGAACTTGTTCCCGGCGTTCGGCGCGTCTAAGAGCATCTTGCGCGTTTCGTTCAATCGCGTTCAATTTACCGTCGATGACCCATTGTGGATCGGTTGCTTTGGGAGAAGATTTTTCTTGTATAATCTTAATCTTTGCTATGGGGATAGCTCCAACAGGGTTGAATACTTTCAGCAAAGGTTCGATCATCAAAAGACCGGTGGCATCGAAATCGGCCGCGCCTCCGGCTCCGATATATCCTTTTAGATATCCTTTCGGACCTCGGAAATTCTTACTCTGTTCACGGAGAACATCGACATTCTTTAACGTGTCTTTCAATTTCGGAATCTCTGTTTGAAGCTTTACGTATTCGTCCGCGCCTTTGCTCTGTAATGTCTTCTCGAAGGGATTTAGTTGTTGTCCTTTGGCGGCGGCTCTGATCTGGGCGGCCTGCAATTGTGATTGTCGATTTAGCTCATTTTGTTGAGCCTGATGTTGACCCTGAAGAAGTGTCGTAAAAGCCGGTGTCAGCGCTTTTTGCCGATCTTGACTCAACCTAGCAAACGCGTTGAACTGCTGCATGGGGCTTAAATTACCTTGGGAGAGCTCTTCAATAGTCTGTAGATCGTTTTTCTTTTGACGACCTTCAAAATATCCTTGGCCTAACTGGCCCGCGGCGTTACTGAAGGCATCGGCGAGTTTTTCTCCGAATCCGGGTACGTAGGGCAGAATTTGAACCATTATTTTTTCCTCGCCGATCTTTGTTTCGTAGCTTTTCTGCTAAAATCAGCCTTTCCAACCATTCCTGGACGAGCCTCTACTTGAGATCCCAACGCGATGCCTTGGCGATTCTTAACCTTGGAAGGTGAAGCGACCTCGTGGCCGTTGGTGCGGGTACTTTCATCCCAATGCTCTTGGGGGTAATATCCCCCTCTGAACTGTGTGTTGAAGGATTTAAAACTGTTTTTAGCCACCTAACCCTCCGCCCAAATAGGCCCTGCCCAGTTGTGCGCCCGTGTTCAATCCACCCAATAACAAAGATTGCCAAAAAGGTTGCTGGCGCTGTTGTAGGGCAAATGTCGGAGTCAAACCTTGTTGTCCTCCGGCTTGCGCCTGTCCGCTTAACCCATGAGATGCCTGCAATTGTAGTTGTGCCAAGGTAGATGCTAGATCGGTGTTAAGATTTGCACCCCCGGCAGCCAATGCTTGGTTTAGCGCAGAAGAGCCCTTAGAATCGCGTCCGAAGGCATTCAGAATAGAAGGAATTGTTTGCTGCTGAAAGTTTCGGTTAGCCTGATTTACAAAGGGCTGTCCGCCACCACCACCGGGAAGGAATTGCTTGTATCCCTCAGCGGCCTGTTGTAGGTTGGGCAACGCTTGCGCAAGCATTTGTTGAATGAAAGTGTTTTGCTCCGGGGAAACGGTGCTGACTTTTTTATAGCCCTTGGACTGGCCCATAGTTCACCTGTATCTATTTATTTACATTATATTCCATCAAGATATTTTTTGAACGCTTGAATCCGTGTTTGAGGAAAAACTTTTCATTTGTGGTCACCCAAAACACTTTTGGGGGGTTTAGGCGATCGGTCAGCTGATGTAAAAAATTGGTCACACGTTCGATCGCCGCGCCCTTTCCCCAATATTTCTTGGACACAGAAAATGTGTTAACAAATAGTGACCCATCTAGACTATTTGATTCGGCCCACAGATATCCGTGGATCTTCTTTTGATTATCCACCAGTGCGTACAAATAGTTCTGAGGGTTGTTTCTCTGGTCCTCTTGGTAATCATAAAACTGTTCAGGAGTGAATGTACGCCCCTTTACGTTTTCGATTAGTTCGACCGGAATGAGTCGCGGTAAGAACAGCCGCACAAATTCAAGGTCGTCAATGTTTGCCATTTTTTCCGTCTCAGTAGACATATGTCCTCTACATTTGAGTTCCGATTAGCCGAATAGAAAATGCCCCCGTTACACCTGTACGGTCATGGGCGATCTGAAAGTTTGTGGTGGTTGAAGTGATGGTTAAATTATTGGCTGCCCATGCTCCTGTACCTGCCTGTGAACCTAAAACGGCGATAGAACCAGCTGCGGTTGCATCTGCCTTACACAGGCTTGCCGTTAGGGTGGGCAGCGTAGAATCGACACCTGAAACACAGATGATAAATGCCCCATACCGCGGTGCGCTCAGAATATCTGTCGCTGTAGAGCTGATGGGCATTGTATAGGAGATATTGTCTTTGTTGTTCACCGTCTGCGCAATCTGTTCATAGACACGATTGAAATAAGGTACATATAGATCCCATTGATCCGGGACAACAGTGGTAGGAAAAACATAAGGTAAGCCATATGGAGGTACACTCACGGTGTGAACCTCCCGGCTGGCCGCATCCAAAGGTTAAGCCCCAGGATTTGGAAATTACCGTTTTCGGACCCTATAATCTCCATCTGAATAAACTCTCCGATCAGATTGCAATAAACACGCTTCCACGCGAACTCGCTCTGCGCAGGACCGTCTAGTGTCAGCACTTTTTGTAAAGCCTGTAATTCGGAGTTATCCGCATAAAAGTAAAGCCCCAACTGCACCGGATTAGTCGGATCGGTGGAACTTATGCTGTAATAGACATCGATATACTCAACCTGCACTTTTTGACCCGCTTGAGCGAAAGGATTCCATCGAGTGCTTAACAGATCGACGCTGATAGCCGTTCCGTCATCGTCTAAGTTGAGCTCATTGTCTACCTGATAGACAAAGCCATTGACATCACCCATCAAAAGAATCGGTGAAGCTTTCTGCATAACAAATGAGCGCCACGCAACCTGCGTCGACTCCCAAGACTGCGTTAGATCCTCCCAGCGCGTGCCGGCCTGAAGGAAAAATAATCCCAAACAGGTAGCCGGCACCGGCCACGTGAACGTCGCCCATGTATTTTCCAAATGATTATAGATCAGGCAACTATCCGCACCCGGAGCGCCCAGACCAATAACCGGATTGTTGGTTCCGTTGCTGACGTAATTCATCCATGTCTGATTGAGGTTGTCATATCGTTGGCTATAGCATTGAGCGTAGTATTGCTCAGACATCTGGGTTTCAAAATAGTCGATTATGGGAATATCGTATCTTTGTACGTTCACGCCATCGCATGCGATAAAACCGGTCGAACCTAAAGAAGTACAACGCTCGTCATAGGATACCGTTCCATAGGGCACCGCGTTTCTTTTATTGACGGATATACGGTCGATACGGAATGGGTCGGAATTGATTCCGGTAAAGCGGAAAATCCAGGTAGAGTTGCTGAAGAAACATATCACCTGGTCGCGCAAAATATCTTCAGCAATAAAGACATCTCCCGTCGGAGCAACCTTCACTCCACCATTGCCGGGTACGTCAATAATAAAATTCGTCGGATTGCTTACCGCGCTCCAATAGATGGCCTGATTTTCGGGATTAATTTCGCTGAACAGGGTCGGCTTAAATAGCAGTAAGGAGTTCTTATATACGTTAACGTCTGATGCTGTCTTGATGTAATTGGTATGAGCGCTATCGATATACAATATAGGACGGCTTAAGCTCGTGCCGTCAAATAACGTTACGGGATCTACATTATTGGTTAGGTAAAGGTAGCTTATGGACTCTACCCCGGTGGTTTGCGAAGTAGGCTGCCAATTGATATGGTTAAAGAAATTTGTATTATTTCCTGTGAAGTAGTTTGTTGAGGTTGCCGTAAGCTTAAGAGATGTATTCGCTGTGCTTCCGGTGAAGTTTAATGTAGCTACTCCAGTAGCATAATTAATCGTACTTCCAGCAGCAAAAATGCCTCCACTACTTAAGTTACCCGCCCCATCGTCTGTGATGGTTGTAATACCATTCGTTATGCTTACTGAGCTGGGTGCAAGGTTAGGAAAAAACGTAGGGAGTGTTTTCGTTCCCGTCGCAGTTCCAATCCAAAAATTGCTGTTGGAAACCGAAGTTATAGCATTGAACGTCGCACCTCCGGTATCGTACAAATAGAGATTTTGAGTAGAGCATACGACAAGGTTAGTTTGGCCCGTACTTTCATCGATCCTTTGCATGATTCCCATGACGGGATTATGGTCCGCTAAACGGTTAGCAAAAGGTGCAATACCGGCCCGCTTATTGATGGTTCCGCGATACATATATGCATTAACCAATGGATCAAATGCATCCTGCGGGCGCATCCAAGGTTGCACGTAATTGTTGATCCCGGACTTAAACTCGCTGATCAGGTACGGTTGTAATGCCGTCATTACCCCCCCCAAACCATAATGCATACCTCAGCAGGTAAAACGGGAGTTGTACCCGTATTGAAAAACTGGAATACCAAACCATTGGATAATTTGGAGTTTATCGTTACCCTGGAGGCTCCGTTGGCAGTGACAAAGCTAATGTTGTAATAGTAATTGACCGACGGAGGGGGAGTAGGCATCGTCCATGTATATTGATTGCCTCCCCCAATTGTGGCATCATTTGCGTTAAATGGCGTACCCAAATGAACGCCCGTCGCTCCCGTGAATACTATGGAGGCTCTTAGTGGGACTTCCTGCGTAATTTGCTGCTCATCGTTTGCATTCCGCCAAAAAAGCTGGCTGGCTCCTTGAGCGGTTTTGGTATACATAATCCCCGGACTGGCACCGGAGGGAAGCGCCGGTGCCGATCCTTGGACCACTGGAATGGAAATGACTTTGTGATAACCCGTACCGTTGCCTGAGCCGGTATTAAATGCCACGTGATCAATACCGAATTGCGTGTTAAGCTGGTCAAAGTTTCCCAAGATCTGAGGCTGACTGTTAGAGATCAGATCGCCCGGTTGGGGGATGTTAGGATTGTATGTAGTCATCTGGTTTTCTCGCTTTTAGTCTTATAATTTTTCCTACGTAATCACGTCCGCAATTAAAAATTCTTGAAAGTCGTGTGTAGTCCAGGCCTTCTGCATATAGTTTCCGCATTTCGTAGATCTGAACTTCGGTTAGATTCGTAAATTTGCAATTTCTCCCCTTAGCTCCTAGGTGTTTGATTCGACCTTTTTTTATTCCGTCATGCACGTTTTCCTTGTGTGTTCCAACAAACAAATGTTCAGGATTGACACACCTAGGATTATCACATTTATGACACACGCACTTACCAGTCGGTATTTCTCCCTTAAATTCTCGATAAGATATCCTGTGAGCCAGTTTATTTTTCTCTCCGCGAAATGAGAATTGGCCGTATCCCCTTGATCCTGGTGAAGGATAATTCCAGCACTCATTTTCATCTGTATGAGTTATATTAATTAATTTACATTTCGCGGAGCAGACGGATTCTCCTCTTAACTTCTGGTATCTGCTATCACAAACAACGCAAATTGCCTCCTGTCTTATCTTCCTTCTTTTTTCAACCGATATTTTAACCCTATCTCTGTTATCCAATTCCCATTTTCTGGCCTTGGCACTAGCACATTCTCCACAATAGGAGGATTTCATCGACTTTTCTGTCTTTGTTTGGCCGCACCTGATACACTCCCTTTTCATCACCCCCCTCCATCATTTTTAGGAGAGAGAATATCATTTTACAAATAAAAAAACAGTCAAAAACGGGGCACACTTTGTTGTACACTGTACTGTTGGATAGTTCGACCTAACGCCACATTTTCCATTCTTTTAAAAATTTCATAATACCGATCATAATTGTCGACATCGCCAGTACTAGCAAAGATATCAAGGGAGGCTCCATACGCTATTACTTGACCCCATTCTTGTTGCAAAGGGGTGTCCGTCGATAATGAAAGAACGTCTGGCTGAATATATCCCTGCATCAAGATGGCATAGGATTGATCTGGAACGGGCATAAAGGTAAACTGGTTATTCCACCACAAAACACCCTGTGGACGGTTACCCGAGTAACCTTGATATTTAGCGTAAATTACCGCCGAACTAGAGGGGGCTGTGTTGAACGTCACATTGTATGCGCCGGTAATGTAGTCAATGGTACCGGTACCATCACCTGTTAACGTTCCATCGCCCTGATCAACCAATTGCAACTGGACATTATTCACATCATCCGAGGTGATAAACAGACTGCCGATAATCACGGGAGGGTTCTGCAAACTTCCCGAAAAGTTCACGGTGGCCCCATCGCCATTGGCTAAGTTATCCACGGAATATTGTTGCGGCCAGTCTTGAAAAAATATGTCCGGGTCTTGGTAAAAGATAAGCGGGAAACCATCGGCATAAGCTCCCGGCGAATCGGTAAAGTAACCTCCGGGGAATGCATAGACATTGGTCCCCGGAGTTGTCTTGAATTGCAGATACTGGTTGGTGATTTGCTCCTTCAGCTCAAAGGGCATGATGTACACATAATAGTTGTTTATGTAATCATCTAGGTCCGAATCAGAGATTTGGTCAGTGCTTGGCCGACCAGTGATTCCACGTACCTTTGCTCGAATATCAGCTAATGTCCAACCTGCTGCCATTATGCCGCCACGGGTTTAGGTTTACGCAGTTGATAAAGGCTACGTTGTCCTTTGACATACATTTCGGGATGTCCATGCACTGATTTGCGATATGCATAATCATTTTCGGCGCATGATTCCAAATGCTCTATAACCTCTTCGGGAAGCTCGTGATTGTATCCGTGGTAAAGCACATAATGCTTTAGAGGATGGGTTGCGGACGAGTAGTGAAATTCGAGAGGATAACCAGGATCCCGGTTGTTGATGAAATTGATTTTCCGTATCTGTGGAACATGTGTACTTAACACAATGCCTGACGGGTGAGGAGTGTGATCGGGCAAACCATCGGGATTCTCTTTAAATAGATTCTCCGTGATTACTTCTGGTGCCGCGTCTTTGAATTTGCTTTTTTTGGTTACCATAATATCCTCAATTGGTTGTTGCTACGTTCTGCCAGGGAGTGTTGAATGTCTGAAAACCTTGGGTTTGTACCGGAGGTTCTCCCGTATCTGTGATTACAACGCCTCCACTTCTATAAAGGGGAAATTGCGTAGTATTGATATTGACACTGAAACTGTTGGCATCGAAAACCTGCTGTATGACAGCATTCATACCATTGATCGGAAGCATTCCGACCACCTGCTTAAACATGATCGATGTGATACCGTTGTCTGCCGATGTATAACCATGACTTGGAGCCGTTACGATAGCCTGCCTAGCATTAGTTATATTGGTTACCGTATGCACCGTAGAAAGCCATTCGTTAGGCGATGGAGGCACAACACTTGGAGGTACAGCATTCGATGGCATTTAATGCATCCTTATGTAAAACGTCCCCCCAAAGATCTGATCCTTGGGGGACCGGCTGGCTGCTACCTTCAAAGAGGGCACTACCAGACTTTTTGGGGTGCGCCAGTAAAGCCCCACCCCATCTATTCATTACGCAGAAGTAAAGTCGGCGTCCAGCAATGCGGTGTACTGCCATACGTCACTTGTGGTGACCATGACAGAACTACCCAATGTCAAGCCGATCGTGCCCGTGTTGTACAGAGGAGCATTCAATACTTGCGTTGTGTTGGTTTGCGCAGGAGGGAAGCCAGGTGCGTTACCGGAAGTAATCAAGCCCCCTTGGAGAGCTGGAATACCTGTGATAATGTTGGCGATCCCGCCGCTTGTGTAGCTGGTAAAGCCTGTAGTATTGATATTTACTACGAAGCTTGTGCCACCGGATGCACTCTGAACAACGCCGCTGAGCGTGTTGATCTGAGTCATACCTACTACACCGTGGAAAGTCACAACCGTTACGCCATAGTCAGCCGAAGTAAAGCTGTTGTTGGCGGTCACTACCGCTTGAGCTGCTTTCGAAATCCCGGTAATCGTCAGATTAGACGAAGGGAATAGAGAAGCATCAGCAGTAGAGTAAGGCGTGATACCGTTAGAGCTGATATAAGTGATAACGGGTGCGCCACTGGTTGTGGTCCACAGATAAGCGGACGCATTAACCATATCGTCCCACCATTCGACGATTTGCACGCCGTTGGTGTTTCCAACGATTTTGGTTTTGTTTTCCATTCTAAAATAGGACGGAACGAATCCGAGAGCCAGGTTTTGAGCTGCGCCGCCGGTGGTTACGGTTAACGTACCTTTTCTTACGATAGCCATGATTTACTCCTTAAATTGTTGAGGTCAGACGAGTAATCCAGTTGTCGTTCAAAATCCTAGTTGTAAAAGGATATTTGTAACCAACTGTACCTCTTTGGTTTAAGGGGTCGGCCGTACCGGAAGCACCCAATGGCTTCACAATAAATTCGGCCTCTTTGGCTCCCAATCTGACGACGCCATACGCCTCTTGACCCAAGATAAAGCTTGAGTAAACGTTAGGCGACGCACCGTTGCTGTAACCATTAGTGTTGAGCAACCAGCGAACGTTACGGGTTGCGCCCCACTCGGCTTCCAGAGCATTCATCGGGTTGGGGTAGTTAGCCGCGGGAATGAACGACGTAACTGCTTCAAGATCTGCCTGAAGATCGACAGACATAAAGCCCCAATAAGACGAACGAACTGGCGCGGTGTTGAATTTGTTTTCGCCAGGTAGCGGGTTAGTCATCAGGCGGGCGTTACCTTGCCGAAGCGCGATAACGGCGGTCTGAATGTCCGCATCCGTAATTTCTGTAGGCGTGTTCCCGTTCGAACCATGGGAACACAAAATCGTACTCGCTGTAGAAACCATCATGTCTCTAATCAGCGTGTCGATTGTCAAACCAAGCTGCAAACTCAATACTTTAGTTGCTTCGTTCAAAACGCGGTCCTGAACGACGTATTGCACTTGGTCTGTGATAGTTACGAACGAACCGTACCATTGGATCTGAGCTTTGAAGTCAGTGACCGAAAGCTGATCGCCTGGAGGTGTTTGTCCATCCGTTAGTGGCACTGTAGCCGCGGTAAGAGTACCGTAGCGGCGGAATACCATTTGATCCCCGGAGTTCAACGGAATCTGTCGTTTTTGAGCGAACAGATCGTAGATGAAGTAGGGGCGAGCCAGCGTAAGTAGCAACCTATCGAAATAGGTTCTTACTTCCGGTGGCAATTGTGTTAATCCTGTAATCGCCATTTAATTTCTCGTTAGGTTAGATCCCTTCGAGGTTGCGGCTAGCCATGCGCATGAACTCCTGATCTGACATCGTGGCGAAATAGTCGGCCTTGGATAAGGCTCCCTGACCCCCGGCTTGGGATAGTGTGCCCGGCTTGCGAGAGTTTTCGACCATACGTTGCGCATTCTCGTTTACTTGAGGCTGCGCACTCGGTGCTGATGGAGTTTGCTGCATTTGCTGAGCCATTTTACCAAGCTCGTACGCAAACAATGCTTTGTTGCGTGCGCCTTGAATTCCCTCGGCAAGATGCGGTTTTTGTTTCACCAGAGGTAATGCAAACTTTTCAATTACCTCAGCATAATCGGGGTGCATTTGAGCCACTTGAAGCTCTTCAAGTCTTGCAACGTATGAAGCTTCCCTTTGTTCCCACTCTTGTCTGAGTTCGGCAACGTTGGGTACTTCATCATCCCGGAGACCTTCCAAAAACCTGCGTTCTTGGCGTTCTTCTGGGGCGTGTTTGCGCTCAAGGTTGGCCCGCAACATTTCCAGTTGATTCTGGTAATCTTTGCGTTCCGAATCCCGTTCTGCTTTCATCCGGTCGACTTCTTCTCTTAAAGCGCGGAAATGTTCCGCTTGCGGATTTTGATCCGGTGTCGCCGCTGCTGGCTCTGGTGTTACGTCCAGTAGCTCTTGTTGAACCGGATAATCGTCTGCTTCTTGATGATAGGAATTCGTCTCGGCTTGGTGATTCCCGGCGGCGGAATCAAAATCTGCGCCCGTCAAACTTCTTATATCTATATCTGTATCCAATTCTGCTCCTAAACCTGGCGGCGGTGCACTTTACGCCCATCTCAGGAAACTAAAACGTTGAGTTGTTTCCCCTGCTGCATTACACGTTCTGACGCGTCGCACGCTTTATCAGAAAGTAAACGTTCGTCAACGGGGATGTCTGGGGGTGAGCTGAGTTCGGGTACAAACTCAAACTGACCTGTTGGATGGTTTACGTACCAAACCAGTATGCCTATGATGGCAGGCGGTCTTTGGTAATAGGCTCTAAACGTCTGGCGGAAAACGCCACGATTGCTCGTGTCGGGTTTGCACGCGTAGACAATGTAGAATGGCTTTACCTCGTGTTTCATGGAGTTTCCAAATGCTTCGGCTTGCGCCCAAACATCATGACCCCATGCCTCGCGGCTTTCACCCAGCTGCTGGACCATCGATTAATCCCAGTGATAATCTTTGAATTGGCTGTGCATTTTCTTTTCGTCGGATCTGCATCCTGGCACGCCGGCTTGACCGTACGAGATAGGATCGGCTTGATCTTTGAAAGAAGCACAACCCCAGCCAGACTCCATGTGCCCTTCAGCAGGAACACGAGGTTCGTCGACTTGGTGCTTGTATCCGCCTTTCATGCCATGCTCATTGGCATGGGATTCGTGCTGCATGTGATGTTTGTGCATCATATGTCGAACCATGCCTTCGCCTTCATGCATGCGGTCTTTCATTGATTGATGTTTCATTGGTGCTCCTTACTTGGGGTGCATTTTCTTTAACGTTTCGGCAAGCCGCGCTCTTTTAGCGGTTACGCCTTTACCTTTTGCAGCCGCGGCCAATTCTTTAGCCGGAATCGGTTTGCCTTTTTTGGCTCCTAGAGCTTTACGAAGTGACCCCTTATGTTCGGGATCGATCGCCTCTTGTGTCCATTTTTTTGCCATTAGCTGATCCGTCCATGTCTCACGGTATATTGTTTATTCGACTCCAGTCGTCTTTGATCGAAATCACCAGTATCAGCAGGAGGAGGAGAATTGTTATAACCATAAGGGAACTCTTGGGCTGCGACATGATTGTCAAGTTGTCGGCTGTAGGACTCCGAAGGGTGGTCAAACAGCGGGAAATTAACGTGCATAGGGCACCTCTGGTAGTGGGTCTTTCAAATTTGAATTATACACGATAGAGAGCAATAATGTGTATAATTAATCTTTAAATTCTTTACGAAGATAGACACTGTCGGATGCGGAATCGATCCTGGAATGGATTCTTAAAGAGGATTAAACGAGCCAGTTGACACAAATCTTTTGTTTTCGGAATATGGTTGTAACCACTCCTATAACGAGCGCGCCCCCGACAACGGCCTATAAGGCTTTGTCGAGGGGCTTTTTCATGCCGATTCGGGATTTTCAGTCTGATGGCTTACAGAGATGCCTTTTAATATTTCAATGCCTTTGGCAATTTGGTCTAGATCCATACCTTGAAGTTCTTTTAACGCTTTCACAAGGTTTAACTCGCTTGCAGTACGATCTTCTTCGGAGCGGGATATCCTTTCGACATTTAACGCCTGATCCAGTTGGATTTTGGCAAGTCTTTCCTGTCCCAAGGAATGGTCTGAGTAGGCTTTTGCTTGTAACGACTCGGTGACGACCGCTTGTTGCTGCATAGCCATTTCTTGCTGCTGCTGCGCCTGCTGCATAGCGGCTTCGCGTTGTGCTTTGAAACGCTCTTCCATGGGTTTTTTGTCATGAAGGGTGCTATTGGCCACCAGCTCTTCATCGGTAACATCCACTCCCATACCTTTAAGAGCGCACAATTGAATGAACTGTTGTTGTTTTTGAGTATCAGTGAGAACGCCCTCCTCAACCACCACGTCATATTGTGAGAAGACTTTTGAGTAAAATTCGGGTGTCGGGTCTTTTTTGGTGATAAGCCGTATTTTTTCGGGAGTGAAGTTCAATTGAATGAGCTTCATAACTTTGCGGCCAAGTAGTTTTTGCGATTCGCGCAACCCATCGAAGACATCCTGTAGAGGTATCCACCCGGCCGCTTGACGCACCTTCGATAAGATCCCAGCTGTTTCGATCTTGTCATTTTCGGCCATACCAACGTTTTCGGGGCTAACGCCGATAATTTCGAATAGATCTTTCTCGAATTCGGCCTCTAGCTGGAACATGGAAGGGTTTATACCGGGAGGGTCGATTCGTTGGATATCGCCCATATTCGCTTCTGGTTTTAAGAAGATAACTTGCCCCTGACCGCTCTTATACAGGCTTGTGGGGTTACTTACGGAGTTGGTCTTGGCGATATATCCGTTGTTTAGCTGCGAATCCAGGATATCAACCATTTTAGAACGGCGTTTGTTGATCTCCGTCTGGGGGTCTCGCATAATGCGCACCAGAGACTGTATTTTCCAAGAATATAGATCGTAAGAAGGCTCAAATATAGCCATAAAAGGCACAAAAGGATAATCATTAAGGCCAAAAGGATCTTTACCATAATACAGAAGCTCCCCTTCGACGATGATACCCAGTTCGACTTGCTTCACAGGTTTTCGGATCAATTCCAGCTGCGGATATACTTCACGATATAGCTTGAGCCTTTTATGATCGCCGGACCATTCTTTTGTCTCTCCGGTCTCAAGGTCGACCAACACTTCTTTGGTCTCCCATTTAGTGCGCCAATATTCTGTATAGTTGAGGAGTTTTTGCATACCCCATTGTCTTGCATAGGGCATGTATGTAAATTTGTCGTCTCTAGATCCCCATGGAAGCGCTTTGATAACATCTTCTTTATCGGGCAAAAGACTGATTACTTCGGTCCGGCTTAAAAATTTGCGTCGCGCGATGAAGGAACAGTCAGAAAAATCTTTTTTGGTGAAGAAAGGGTCTAGGATCACAGCGTTCCAGTCGTCTTGGTGGAATCGTATATCCCCCGACACAGGGTCGTTTCGATAATCCACCCAAGGTGAGACAAAACTCATCCCCGTAGTCAATGCCCCCTTAAATGCTGAACTGATGATATCGTAACCATCCGCATACTGCATGACGTATTGCATGGTATCCGATAGCATTGTAGCCGTGTCTTCAGAAGCATTTTCGATAGGAGAAATGACCGAGCTGAGCCTATTCTTGCGCTGATATCCTTGGACCAAGTTAATAAGTCGTCGAATCTTGTTGTATGTGAACGAAGAGCGTCTTTGGTTGTTGAGGTAGGCGAGCTCTTCAAGAGACCACTGGTTTCCAAGATAGTACGACAGATCCTTGTAAGCTTCCGCATAATACGTATTGAAAAGTTGATAAGCTCTCTCATATGATTCTCCAAAATCTTTTATAATATCTTGATGAAATTCGAGGCGGGGGTCGTTTTTAACCGTTTCGCGTCGAAAATGTTCAAGAAATTCTGTTGAATCTTGTGAACGAGAATAGTCGGACATCGGGGAGGCCATGTAGCAACCTGGGTGATTTAAATTTTATTATATACAATAAAATTTAAAGTTTACACCCAAAAATTGCGACAATGGTCATGGATTGACTTGTTGGGGATGGTTAACGGTCCCGGGGGGATATGGAATGCGAGGATAGGGAATGAAGGGACTTTGAACCCCGATAGGAGACATTGGCGAGCGGGGCACCACAGGAGGAGGTGGGGGGTTAGTAACCATTCCTCTAGACATCTAAGTTCTCCAATACTGTGTCACGCAAGATCCAACTGGTCTCTTTCCACGCACCCATAATATTTTTCTGCTGGAGAATTATATGAGCTAGCACAGCACATAAAGTTTTGACGACCTCGTTCGTTGTCGCCTCATTTTGAAGAAATTTCTTTTGAATCTCATCTGATAAAAACTCAATTCTGGCCCACTCATCGTAATTATTTTCCATTTAACACACTACTGGAGGGGTTGGAAGGCCGCGATAATATTGATCAGGTATGGCATAAGGCCAATAGGGTTGGAAAGGTCCGTAATATGGTGGTTTCGGTACACTAACCATACCCAAGCCGCCCATACCACCGACCGCTCCTTGCTGCGCGCCTTCGGGATAGGGCCACGGAAAGGGCCTAGCTCTGGGCGGGATAGGTATCATAGTGGTCCCGGAACCACCGGAAAAACCACCCGCCCCGCCTCCACCAGCACCTCCCGTAGACGTATCTACAGGTCTTGCGAATGGCCCAAGTTGATTGCCCAAATACACCTGCCTTTAACCTGAATATAGCATAGTGAACATTTAAAGTTTAGCCTGAACGTGGGTGAGCCACGCAAAGTATTCCAAAATAAAGAATATAGCGTAAGCGGGACGACCCAAAAATACAAAAAGCCACGCGAAAAACATAGATGACACATACATAATATATTCTGTCATTTAGTCCTCTTCGTCATAGCGCAATCTTATGCGATCTTTACCATAATAAGAATCTCGCAAGTCTATAGCCATGCGTCTCAACTGCTCCTTTGTGATCTCACCTTGAAGCATTCGAAACAGCAAAAAACACGTATGTTTATGTAGTTCCAATCCCGAAAATATATGGGAAAAACGCCGTTCGTATAGCGTAGAAAGATCGTTCGGATCGATGATCGTACAATGAAAAATTTGAGGGTCTTTTGACTGAACTTGAGCGTCAAAGTCAACGCCTGTCCACGCCGTTCTAACAATGTAGCCGCCCAACATATCCCGAGAGACCGTAACATAGTCTTCGTCGCGGGATAAATTTATCCATTCTCGAATGGAGATATTTTTATAGTTTTTATCATACAGGTAGTTGTTGGGAGTGACGACACTTCTTAGGCAATCGTCGTCTAGATCGAGTGAAATATTATCCATAATTCTCTCAAAAACTTGCAGGGCACGCGAATCGAACGCGTATAAGGGCCAACGGGGTATTCGCACCCTTCAACCTTTTCAAACCTTAAAAGTGAAGATACGTCTTCCTGTTCCGTATCCTCGAACGCATAACCTCGTCCCCACCCTGCGCGAATTTAACCAAACAATGGATTAGCTTCTTTAAACCATCTATCAGATTGTTTATCATCCACGCCTGCGGATCGATTGTCAACATGAATTCGAACAGCAATAGCCAGGTAGCGCGCCGCGTCGGCCCCGTGACTCCACTTGTCATGTCGCGGTCGGTTCTTGTATACTTCCAAACGATCGTCAAATTCCTTGCGATAATTTTCCAGACACTTGATCAGATATTTGCATTTTTCCTCATCGATATACACACGTGGAAAAATCCCTCGCAGAGCTTCAATGCCACTTTCCACCGTTAGTTTAAGAGTGGGTAGGACCTTAAAACGTATTCCCAGCGATGCTCCCACCTCTTTTGCGGATAATCCACTGGTGAAATCATGCGACTCGATATCGTGGGGAGCAAAATGATCCCCGTAGAGATAATCTTTGTCCCGCAACACTCCCGCATAGTGAGCAAAACCTTCTCCATGAGACTCATAGTAATCGATGATATGGATTTCAACGCCCACTACCTGATAGAAAATAATGGATGTAGAGTCGCCGAAACCTATGTCCCAGGCCGTATGCACAAGAGACTGCTTATTCCATGGAACCGCGCAGATCCTGTCTTCATCGCGCGCATCCTGCAGATATTTGGCATAATATGAGCCTTCGACACCCAAAGTAAACGAACAGTAGTACTCTTGCTGTATCATGTCCTCAGACATTCCCTCAGCGCGCTCTTTGTCGATATCCTGCGGCGTTAAAACATGAGTGTCATCAACAGTAAGTAGCTGACAATACCAATCTGGATTACGGCAAGCCATGTCGTAAAGCTCCTTGCCGTGATTAGCGCCCCGAGGTGTAAAGTTAAACACCGCCCACCCGCCATTTTCTCTAAGGATCGGGCGGATAAACCCCCATGCCTGAGGGTCTTGCAAGCTGTATTCAGTAAACACGCAACCAATAGGGTTAGTCCCAACGATAGAATCAATGTTATTGGTACCAATAATCTGAATAAGTGATCCATTTTTGAGCCTTATTTTCATTTCCGTTGAATTAGGTTTCCCGTCCAAAAGGTCTTCAGGGATATGCCTAAGAAGTTTGAATCCGTCTCGGTCTACGCCATCCCACAGGATTTTTCGGCCTTGGGAAAAATGGGGGAAAAAATAATAATAGATGCCAATGCGCTTGCACGCTTGCATGATCAAATAATTCCATGACGTTTTCTCCTTGCCGGCTCTCCTGTGCCACACTAGCACTGCGCGTTTAATTCCCGCTCGCATCGCCTCCCAAAACGGGATTTGATACGAGCGGGCGGAGTACGCAAATGGGAGCTCTAAAGTTATTTCCTGCACAGTCTACATCAATGGTTTCGGAGTGCTTTTTCGACTACTTGGACTTTTTCAGAAATTATGTCAATCAGATAATTTATTTTTTGGTGCGGACTCAGTATTTCGCTTTCAGGATGGGTTGCGCACAGCCTAACGCAGTCTAGCAACCCGTCTATCTTGTTGCAAATATCGCGCAATTCGACCGTGCTATAGCGTTTTTCTTCTCTCAAACCAGTATATAAACCCGAATTTTCCGCCTTCTCTTGTTTCCTGCTCATGTAATTCGACCTCCTGAATGAGCTCCGAAAGGGATACGTTCTCTGTGATAGATAAAGAAGCCAAATAGGCTTGCCCGAAACGTGAAACGATCTCTTCTCTTCTCTCTATAATGCCTTTGACTATGCTGTCAACACGACTTTCGTCGCGTTCTAAATCTTCACTTGACATAAACATTCCTTAACATAAAATGGGTGGCGACCATCACGTTGAAACGGACGGAATCATGCGTTAAGATGCAAGATGGCGGGGGGCGGTCCCCCGTACGATAAGGCCCCGGGAGGCGCAGGTTTTCCGGGGCTGGTTTATCGCAGTCTCTCCATCAACTGTTCAAGGCGAGTGATTCGTGTTTGACACTTCATGAGTTCCCAAATAATGGATTTAAAAACCCGCGGCGCATTGTCAATCGGTGAATTGTTGGCACCCAGAGACAACGCCGTTTTAAGTCGACCTAAGTTAAACTTTCTCCTCTGAGGTAGACGTTTGAGCTTTGTTGTCCTCATTTTATCACCATCAGTAAACGCACCTGAATATCTTCGGGGTCACCCTCGAAGTTTTTACCGGCTTCTGCAATCGCCAGGTTGATTTGATCCACTCCCGCTTGACTCATCAAATCGTCGTACTGCAGAAACTTCTGTCGGTACGACCTTTCCGAGTCTTTCAAAATCACAGTTATTTCCGTCGCATTTTTTTTCATCGCCTGTCCTCTGTTGATGAATACCCTTTACGAGTAGCTTGCTCCCTTATCTAAAATCCTTAGGGTGCTTCTTTTTCACCGCGTCACACTTAGCTATTTTTGGATCGCGAACTTTTTCATCGATGTCAGCAAGCTTGTCGTTTTTCTTCTCGGCCTGTTTTATCGTCTTTGCGGCCGCATTCGGCTTTCCTTTTTTTATCTCGGACTCAGCCTTTTTCATAATGCCCGTAACCTTACGCATTTTCCTATCCATAATCTCACCGTGTTTATGCATTTCATATGCTTGTCTCATGCGGCCCATATCTTCGAAAAGGGAGCTGTAATGTTCGATTCGAAATATATCCGAATGCAAATTGTTCCATGCGTCCATTACGTCCACAGGATCACATTCATCTGTAAGGTATCTAAACCATACATCATCGCCAAACGCCCACTTGGCGAAATGGTAATCAATAATCATCTAACCTCTAATCGCGCGTAGTGTAGATTATCATGCATACAGCGACCGCACAAATCATAATCGGCAGGTTAGCCATTAAAACTTCATGCCATGTCATAGCGCACCGGGCTCCATATCAAGGGCAACTATCCATTTTTCATTGGTGATTGTCGGATGGTTGCATCGCATCAGGTCCCCATTCGGATTAGATCCCCGTTCATATGTTCTTAAACCCCGATATGGGAAGGGAAACTTGTGTCTTCTATATAGCCAACCCCCTGCGAAACCCACCAAAAGGCCGCATAAAAATAAATTCATTTCGGTACCTCGTTACATACAATATTAAATTGAACGTTACTCGTCACCTCGGGCTGCGTATCGCGCATTCCAAGGAACTGCTTACTTAGCCAAATCATCATACGCGAATCGCGCTCAACTAATGCTTTGTGCCACATAACCTCCGACAATTTGCTCTTTCGCGTCTCGGCTCTCTGTTCCAAAACGTCCCCATAGTTATCATACAAATAGCTACGCGGAACCTGCAAGATTTTGGCTATGCTTTCAATGGTTAGCAATGTATCTGCAAGCCTGCATAACAATGCTTCATCCACCCGCGGCGATGGGAATCTATCCTTAGGTTTTGTTCTTACCGGAATCGAACCGTCCGGGGCTGCTCTTTTTGGCTTACTCAAAATGGTAACCTGGGATCATCTGATGCATCCGCGCGACCACCGCGCAGTTCCATAATGTAGGTTGAAAGCATCGATTTGATCTCTTTCATCGTCTGAGATAATTCCTTGATATCCCATGCTAAATACTTCAAACTAACCTCAAGCGGAGGAGGGGGCTTATGCTCGGCCATGCTTACTTCCTTGGTTTGTCTAAGTTCTTGTTCAATTCCTCTAATCGCGCCACCAAATCTGTCCAATAGAAACCTTCCCGATTGCATGCGCAATCTTCCGTACCGCACATATCTTGCTCATCGTTATTATCTAACGCATCATATAGCCTATCCATTTCATCCAACGCGTCCAACAGGAATTCTTGGGAATTTTCTAAGCACAAGGCCTGCTGGGAGCTTAGTTCCTCCCCATGTCTTAAGCCTATAAGTCCCGTTGCCGAATAGATGCATGAGATGCATTTGAGAACTTCATAGATTGCATATTTTATCTGATCTGTGGTCATCACATCCTCAGTGGAGAAAATTTAAAATATTTCATATAACAATAATCTTTTCTTGCACGCGACTGATAATTTCAATTATGTTGGTCTACCAGGGAATTCTGTCAAGCATATCCTCGTGAGATAATTGACGGCGCAAAACCTCCGAACAAATCGCCGCAAGCAGCCTAACGTCAACTTCTTCATTATGGTTTAGAACCTCTCTCAAATCATCCCACAACCAATCCTTTAATGGCGTCTTAGCATCCAAATGCATCTTCCAATCAGGCTGTATTTCCGGCTCTTTTTCGATCGAATCCGACATAATTACCCCTTTTTTTCCAGCAGCCATACCAATCCGGCGGTCAATACCGTCACGATCAGAACCAAACCACCCGTCATCATTAAAAAAGCGGTCACGCTGAGAGTACCTACTTCCGACGTCACATTATGCGGCAGCCAAGCCGCCATCAAATAACTCAACATTTTTCCCCCTCTGTGGGTAGATGATCCATCCAAATCCAAGGAAGTGACGCACCCGATGCCCAATTAATAAGCGCCCCCACTATCTCCGCCGGCCTAACACAGCGTTTTGTATGATCAGCCGCTTGCGCACACAGAAACTGCAGTGGGGATTTTAATTTCTCATCCAACTCTATACCGATAGTCTTACTCATTTTTTCTTAGCCGCCCTCTTGACAGTCTTTTTCACAGGTTTTTTGACAACTTTCTTCGCCTTAGACTTGACATGTTCCGGAAGCTTATTATACGCACCCTTGGGCGTATGCGCGGCGAATTCTTCCGCCACCTCAGGTTCATTGGCGAACAAAAATTTTTGCTGCGCTTTGGATTTGAATGGCATTATCAATCCTCATCGTTTTGGTTAGTCAATCTTATAAATACGTTAAGGGAGGGTTTTGCTACCCGGTCAAACTCTTGGCAAGCGCCATAGTCCTTAATCGCCTTGTACTCGGCATAGCTCAGTTGCAGTTCAATATAGTCCATGCCCTCCACGTGCTCAAATATCATCCGCATCGCGTAACCCCAGCGGCTGAGCCTGCAATATCGGACGCACACGCACAACCGTCTTGGGCGTCTCACCGTAAAATTTATACATATGCAACGCGCACACCCGCTTATCGTCGTCGTAAACAAGTTTCTTGAGAGCATTAGTGACGATGTACGCTAGATTATCCACGTCCGGCGCATGGTCCGGGAGAATCACCCGATTGATCATCTGCTCGCGCAGCCGCCGACCCGTCTTGGGAGGTATAGGCAAGAAAAAATAAACGCTAAGCTCGACAGGACCCGCTATAGGCGTATCCGGCGCGAAAGGCTGGATCTGCCACTTAATCATCTCCTCATCGCGCTTAGAGGGATTATAGACGCGCTTATTGACCATAGAGAACCGCGTGCGCTGCTGTGGCACCGGCTTACCGATTATCTCAAACTGAAACACCCTGTTACCCGATTTTTACCCTAAAATCGTCCAATAAGGTTATATATATTTTTTGTGAAATGTTTTTTTATGGACCGGCTTTTTTCTCTTGCGGCCTCACCTCTTTTGCAAATTCATCCGTCAACGTCCACGTGCCGACATTACCGCTCTCCATTACGTAACGCTCACCTAAAACGGCGAAGATAGTCCGCTGTAGCTCTTCCCCCAATTCATCGACCGTTATATTTATCCCCGCAGCACGCGAAGCTTCCACCGCATGCAAAAAAGGCGCTCCTGCTAACTCAATAAGCGTAAAAATCACCGCGCTTAATTTCTCAGGATCAGTCAGTGGCTCCGCATGATTTTTAAGCAACTGATACATATAACTTTGTGTCGGTTGACTGATCAACTCATGATAATACTCCTTCAAGCTTCTTGTCTCGCCCCCACCTAGATTATTTTCACTCATTGCTTTCTTCTCCTTCCTCAGAATGCTTTATTGGCCATTCGCTGATTATATCGCGGTCCATCACATAATTTTCACGCAAAATTCCGGACACGCCCACGTCATGCATTTCGATCAGCATCTGCAATGTACAGTTGGGGGACTCGACCGTGTGCATAAGCCTCACGGCGTAGCAAAAAACAGCCGATGATGATTTTATGAGACTACCCAACAAACCCATAGCCTCATCGTCACTTTTGATGCACGCGGCATATTTGGATAACAGCTTCAACATATGCTTCCTCGCCGGCTCCCCGACCTTATCCTCGTAGTGCATTAAATGCTTGTGCACCACACGGCGTCTCTCACCATCATTCATGTCATCGTCCCCTGATTAAATAAATCTAAATCTACTCCATAATTCGCGGCCGCGTCCTTATCAATCGTATTGAGGATCTCCCAAGGCAAAAATAACTTTACATTGCACCAACGCGTAATCAGATACATACTCTCCCTTCGGGGGTTAATCCACCCGCGCGCCGCTATAAAGCATACCAGAAAGTATGTCCCATGAACCTCCGAGTAGGCCAAAACAACCTCTTTTTCCCGGGGCAAATCCTCGCTCACATGGTACCAATGGCATTCCTTGACTTCATTCATGGCTTACAAACCTAGCGCTCATTGCGGTCTCTCCTCTTTTTATCCCCCCCCAACCATCTTCTACTATAATCAAATATTTTATTGCGGAAAATCAGATGATCGGGATGTAAACCCAGGCATGCGAACTGTATCAATGCACCTGTTAAAGCGCTCGTAGCCAATAATAATTTTAGAATCTCCTCCTTGCCAATGGCGGCGCCGCGGCCCTGAACCTTCAAATGATTCTGCACCGCAGTCATCAGCACATCAGCAATCTGCCTTATCTCTACCGACCAACTATCTATGCCGTTGTCATCCATTCCTAGCCTCCGATTCATGAGCTTCTGCACCGCTTGCATCCCCGACCTGCTGCAAAGACGGGTATCTCAAAGTGCCGGAAAAATACTTTATGGATTTTACGGGATAGAGAAGATGCCTGCCGCCATTGCTCATTATTATCCATGCTTTAGCCTCCTGTCTGTTAGCTTGCCCGCGACATAAGCGTTAATCCATGCCTCCATATCATGCACGGCGATAACATATCCCCCACGTACCCGCAGCGCTCTCAGACGTCCGGTGCGCAATTGGAAATGAAGTTTTTGCGCCGAGACTCGTTCACCCAACAGGTTCGTCGCGTACGCCGACATCTCTTTGATTGTGTACCATCCATTTTCGATCGTAAAACATGTGCCCCCGTCTATGCGCGGCTTTCGCTTATAGCGGCCATCGCGATACGCGTCATAATCCGATCTCAATATGTGTACCGCCCGCCCAACACGCGTGTGTTTCAGACGCCCATTCGCGACAAGCTTTTGCACTGCCGACCGACACACTCCACCATAGTCCGCACACTCGCGTACGGTCTCAAAAACAATATCATTATTGATCGCCTTCATCGCCTACCTCAGATAACAGATCGTTGTTGCGTTTTAGCCGTCTCATAATCGTCTTTGTTCGCGGGCGATAGCCACCCTCGGCATCGATGACCACTTCACCTCCCGTGGCAAGGTACACACTTTTGCGCACCCGCTCCCGTGGACGATATCCCATATCTTCCAGGATTCGATAGATCGTGCGCCTATGTATGCCGCTCATCTCCTCGAATTGCGGCACCGATAAATGGTGCATCCATAGCCAACGCGCCAGCGTCATTTTTCCTTTAAATACCATGACCCCTCCATGTTTTTTTTGGTAGATTATAATCATGTGACATGTTATTGTCAACGGTTTGCGAGGAGGACATTATGTTGGAATATAATGGGAAAATGTACGCTCGAGTGAGTGACATACTATCTTCAACTAAAGACTTTACGAAAATACCACCCGGCGTATTGGAGCGCAAAACGCGCATAGGATCCGAGGTACATCAGGCGATCGCAGATGACTACGCCGGACGGCCCCTAAATTTATCCCCGGAAGCCATGGGATACTTCGAATCCTACCGGGTGTGGTGCAGATATTTCCAACCCCTAATACTCCAATCAGAACGCAGATACTACTGCGACAAGCTGATGATCACAGGTCAAATAGATGCTATCATTTCCGATACGCGGCGGGGCACCCTCCTGCTGTGCGATTACAAAACCTCCGCGCGGGCTGATCACGATGCGTGGGCATTACAAGCGCATTTTTACGCATATCTGCTCAGCGTCAATCATTATCACGTGTCTGATCTGTTTATGTTCTTGAAACTTGATCGCGACGGGCATTTGCCGGAAATATGTCAATATGTGCGTGACGATAGCGTGTGGGCGCAGTGTGAAACGCTTGTAGACGAATTCTTCTCGGCCAAACTGCCATAATCTTAATTTTTTTTCTCCCATCCGCGTCATTTGATTGACAGATTAATGTCATTTCAGCTATATTTAGCCCAACAACGTCAGTCTCCTAGGTGACCGGTCCACCAAAATCGGCTAGTTGTAGCGGCGTGATGTAAACAGAAAAAATTAGAATGGAGGGAAAAATGAGTGTAGATAAATCATACGTGTATGCCAACGGTAAGTGCGGGACTACGGTGACGGTGGAGTTTGAGGCGGCGGTAAACCTCATGGGCGAGGAATTAGCGGACCGTGTCTGTAATTATCGTTGTGCGACCGATCAAGACTTTATGGATCGGTACGAGGCGTTGCATGAGGCCAAGTATGGCTATAAATTTATTGTTAACTAATAAAACAAACATGGAGGAGGTCAAAATGGAAGGCACAAGATACAGGGCGGCATACGGGATAGTTGGCGATTTACCCACTATTAGCAGGTATACGCATCGGACGCGGGAAGCGGCCATTAATTTTGTCTTAAACAGTTTTGGTGCCGAGCGTGTCAGGCGGTTGGCGATCTTAACGGAAGTCAATGGAGTCGTTGAGAGCACAGAGGAGGTGACAGTATGAAAGAGGATATCGTATGGATTCCGTTGGCCATCATTTGTTTTTTTACCGGATGCGGCACCGGTAGTGGTGAAGACTGGGACAAAGGGTATGAATCTGCGTGGGAACAGGAAAGCGAACCATCTCGTTGGGCTAGCGAATCGCAGAAAGAGGGATATGAATGCGGTCAAGCCGATTGCGAGGCCTGGGATGACGGATATTATGCCGGTATCAATGGGCGCCGTCCGGTGTACTTGGATGATGACTTGTACATGGAAGGTTTCAAGGAAGGCAAGAAGGACAAATAATATTAACCACTAATTGGAGGTCATATGAATAAATTTATCTTAACGTTGTGTGTTGGCTGTTCCTTGATGGGAACGGCCTGTGGAGAAGCGTGGACTAAAGACGGGCCACGTCCTTGGGATAATACCCCTGACCATGAAATGACGATCGATCAAAAGCAATGGAAGGCAATTGGCTTGTTATACGATGACATTCGGGACCTGCGAACTACATTAGCTGATGGTGATACGGCCATATTGCCGACAATGGAAAAGTGGTTAGACGACTTGAGTGATAGCGTAATTAAAAACCGTGATGGCCTGCGGATGTTGTCGGAGTATTTGCACAACGCGATTGAAGGACACAACAAATTATCAGATCAGGTTGTGAGCTTAGCAGCAAAAATAGACACTGTCCAACAGCGCCTTGACGCCTTGGAAGGCAAGTGCAAGTAATCAAACACCCCGGTTGCAGCCGGGGTCAATCAAAACCAATAGGAGGTCAGTCATGATTATGTCACAAGAGATATCACAAGAGCGCGAATTGATCAACAAATTTACGGCCCGCATGGTGGAGCTTCTGCGATTTGCGGAAGCGGAGTGGGATGAAGCGTATGCGATGCACAGAGCCGATCCGGCCAATACGCGTAAGCGTGATTTGTGGCTTGAGAAGATGGCGGCGCACACGACATTGTTTCGTCTTATTTGCCGTGAGGTATGGCCGTTGAAGTACCAACAAATTTGTTTAGACATTTAATTTCAAAAAATGAATTTAACGAATTTGGTGGGTATATGTTAGACAGTCAACTAGATCCGTCGTACCTTTATGTTGCGGAATATGATGCGTGTGTGTGCCTTGAATGCGCGGGCGATGCATTTTGGTCGAGCGGAAGTTTTGTGTGTTCAGGCTGTGGGTGTGAGTTTGAGGAACCCGAGCCGGATTTTGAATCAGATTATGGAGATCAATAATGGAACAGTTACAGAGTGAGCAGATCAACGAATTGGTGGCGGCCTTGGCTAAGGCGCAGGGGGAGATCACCCCGGCGATCAAAGACAGCAGCAACCCGTACTTTAAGAGCAAGTATGCGGACCTTACGAGCGTATGGTCGGCGTGTCGCGGTGCGCTGAGCGCTAATGGGTTGGCTGTGGTACAGGGTCCGGCCACCATTGATGGCGCGTATTACATGGTTACGACATTATGTCATAGCAGCGGGCAATGGATGCGCAGCTTTACGCCCATTTTGTCGGCTAAGATGGACGCGCAGGGGATTGGTGCGGCGATGACGTATACGCGGCGTTATGGATTAGCTGCGATCGTGGGTGTTGTGGCGGACGTGGATGACGATGCGGAGAGTATCGTTGTCCGGGACGGGGCGGCTGCGCCAAAAAAGCCACGTGTTCCCAAGCCGCCTACGTTGGAGCAGAATATTGATGCGTTGCGTATTTTGTTGGATGCGGAAGGTATTGATACTGGCCCACTGAATAGCTATATTTTATCGTTGGCTGCGGACTCAACTACTCCAATGCATCGTATTGTGGAGCAAGCGTTGGATCCGCAATATTTGACGCGGTTCCGGGGGTCATATGTTGCGTGGCTTGATTCGGCACCTGGGCTGTCAGAGCAGGTTGGGTAGCCTTCTTTTTATCCCAGGCGGCTTTTGCTGCTTGGGACATTTTTACTTTCTGTTCGGCGGTCCTGCGGGGCCGCTGTTTTTTTTGTGGTGTGGGCGCCGATGGGGTACGACATGACTGATCTAATCTACGTTGGAGTGTGTTTAGTTGGGACCAGATGCGTCCCAGGCGAAAATAGAGAAAGGCGCTAAAGCACCAATGGCTGATTGTTATGCCCAATAAAAACGCCAAGGTCATATTCCCAGTTCCTTTTGAAGCAGCGCGGCGCAATATTTGGTCTGTCTGGCGGGCACCGTTTCCATCTCCATCTCCGCCATACGTTTTTTGACGCTGGAAATTTTTGTGGACCATGTGCGCCAATCCATTTGGTATCTTTCTATGAGCCGATCGATAAATTTTTCTTCATCATCGCCGAGCCAACCGCGGGCTAGGCACTGTTTGAGCAGCTGGACGTATGGCTCATGATTCAACCTGCCGGAGCGGCAATAATTTTCTAGAGCCTGCAACTTTTTGACTTGGATAAAAAACCTGTCTAAGCGCTCCTTGGCTTCGGGATCGTTCTGAATGGTCATATGCGTTCCTATCGGTGTGTATTTGCGTCAAAGATAGGTCGGGCGCATTTTTTTGTACACGCCAAAATAAACATCTGATATGAAAAGAAGAAGCCCGCTGGCGGAAGAGGTCAATCTGTCCAGCGGGCCAAGAAAGATAACCTAACTTTAATCCCTGACAGGAATTATGTCAAGCGGTGATGAAAAAAATCTGAAAAGCACGAACCCAACCAAATCTTTTTTTATGAGGCACTATGGCTCAAAATAAAAATGTGGTTGAGGAGCTGCAAACTCTTCAACCACCAAACAAAAACCACGTGTGTGCGTGTGCTTTCCATTATGCACGCCACAACGTTTTTGTTCAAGCGCTTTTTTTGATGGGAGGCAAAATCTGATGAAATCTCGTAAAGAAAATCTTGATTCTAGCGAATTTCGCCGTTGTGAGAGCGACGGGGAATGTCCCTATGCGATGCTTCCGATTGCGCTTCTGCGTCATAAAAAAATGTCGCCCGAATGTATCGCATTACTTTCGTACCTTCTTTCGCATTGCGGAGAGGAGGATATATCCACCGAAGCGTTACTAAAACACTATCAGGGTCGTATTGGTCGCGACCGAATCCGGGAGCTTGTAAACGAGGCGATGGAATATGGGTATATAGAACGTCATGTTACGAATGAAAACAACTTATCCGGAGTGGTTTATAATTTGTCAAACCCATCAAAAAAAGAAATCGAGAATTTACGGGGGGATGAAATATGATAAATCCCCGCGGAAAAAATGCTGACGAATCGACTTTTCGCCGTTGTCCTCATGATGCCGAAAATCCATACACAATGATTTCGAACGCTCTCATTCGAGATCATTCGATTTCTCCGGATTGCCGTTGGCTGATTATTCGACTGCTCTCGAATTCCGGAGATTGGGTAATTAGAGCGGCGCAACTTATCAAAGAATTGGAAGGTCACTGGGGTCGAAATAAAGTTTACCGTACGATCAACGAAGCGATTGCAGCCGGCTACGTTCATCGCGAACAGAAAAGAACGGGTAAATTTGGAGGGGTTGAGTACTTTGTGTCAGAGACCCCTAAATTTAAAAAATTTCGTCCGCTTCCCCAAAACGGGGACGCGGTACCGCTTCCCCAAAACGGGGACACTAAAGAAAGAACAAACCGTTTAGTAGGTATAGTTCTTAAGAAAGAAAAAGAAACGCGCGAGACCTCGCCTTCGGCTTCGGATCGCGCTGCCCCCTTTTCGAATTCTAATAAAAATTCCGAGGAGAATAAAAAAATGTTTACGAAGGGACATTTTTGTCCCCATCGGTTGGATCGCGCTGATGATTCGGGGAAGAAACCTTCGCCTCCGAGGCATCCACCGGATAAACCTCCCAAAGATGAATTTTCTCCGGACGTGCAGCGTCTGGTGAAACATTTCGTCCAGGCATTATCTTTCAACCCAAAACTCAAGATTCCGGCGGACTTACGGGGATGGATGCGTGAGTTCGACCGCATGATACGGCTGGACGGTCACACACCTGAAGAGATACAAATAATTATAGATAAGACATTTAAGGATCATTTTTGGTGCGTGAATATCCGTTCTCCCGCTAAACTACGCGAAAAGTTTGCCCAGTTATGGGGACAATTTGTCCTGAGACCTAAACCTACCCAACACGGAGAAAAAAGACGTTATGAAGAATCAAAACCCGTCAAAAAACATCGTGCCCCCGATATGTCATTCACCAGTCCGCCCCTCCCCGAAAGAAAAGATGAGTGAAGAGTGGCTTTATCGGACCAGAATGAATATGTTTCATAATAAAATTTGCCCTGCGAAATTCCGTTCGGCGCGGTTGGATAACTGTAAAAATGTTCCGGCGGAATGCGTTGATTATGGCATGGAATGGGCCAAAAATCCCCAGAGCATATTTATTCACGGCCCTGTGGGTGTCGGCAAGACGCATTATGCTTTCGCCTTGATTTGGGAGATGATGCTTACCCAGCGGGCCCGTTTTTGGCCGGTATATCATACCAGTCCCAGGCTTGACTCGCTCCTGCTTAAGAACCTGTTGGACGCCGGAGATATGCAAATTTTAAATACTCTGGCCGAGGCGGATTTATTATTCATCGATGACCTGGGGCGCGAGACCCGATCGGATCGCATTAAGCGCCAATATTTTGAAATTTTTGATAATAGATATACCAGCGGATTGCCTACGATCATTACCTCCAATTTAAATTTGGACGTGCTGTCTAGCAATCTGGACGAAGCCATAACATCCCGTTTTCAGGAATGGATGATTATGGAAATCAAAGGGCCCGACTTGCGCCCGAGCAAGCAATTTGTCTACAGAGCGGGGGAAAATAAATGCATAGGTTAAGCGATGGATTGTGATTTTCAATTTGCGACAAAACATTGTCCCAGATGCCGCGAGACAAAAATTGCCGTGCATCATTTTTCGATGAAGGGTAATATTTGTCGGGAGTGTGCTCAGGCGGAATATCGTGCGAAACGCAAAAAGCCGATCTGGAGCAGCGACGCGTTGAAGGCAACGTGGACCGGACAAAGTTACGGAAACCGATCGGGGTTGAGTGTATGATTGGAGATGCCTCAAAAACGAACGGAAAATGGCCTTCCTTGCTTTATCGTAACTTTTCAATGGCAACATACGTACCTAACAAAAAAATGCAACCTGGAGCGTTTAATGAAGTTTTTGATATTTGTGGCTGCACTGGTGGTGCCGATCACGGTTGAAGGAAACGAGCGTGAATTGGAGCTATGGAAAATGATCCACGATGTCGGTGCGGCGACAACGCCCCACGAGGTTAACGTCGCATTGGTCAATCACCGATCCCGGTGCGTAGAAGATCACATCATGTCTCTGTGCATGCGTATGTATTTTTTCTACAACACTGGTGATCAGGCGTCAATGCTGAATACGATGGAGGAGTTACATGCGTATGTCGACAATGACTTTTGCTTTCCGGGTCAACCGAAACGACGCATCGTAATCCGGAAGGGGGAGTGATAGATGAATGATTTTTACTTCAATGGAAATCGTTGCCCGGGATGTGAAGAAATCATTTATCAGAGCTGCATTTTTCATCAATGTGCCGTTATTCCATTAGCGGACGGCGAAATATCATGTCCGCGCCTTGACACGCTGATATGTGCTAGCTGTTATGGCTTTGTTCTCATGATCGATGGCAGAGCTCACTGTAATAAATGCGAACCGACGTTAAGGGGGGGATGTCGATGTGAGGTCCCGCATATATTGCCGCGTTCGACCAACCCGTGTTTGAAAAGTAATTTAAACTACGGAAAAGATGACGATGACGCTGACGAGGAGGCCCATGAGTAGATTTTCACCATCTGGAGGAGTAACCAACGCCGAATCACTCATCGCCGGTGGGGCCCGACGCTACATGTGTCTGACGGTTTTGACCTCTCAGGCAAAACATCGGAGACAAGAGAACATCCCGTGACGACTAATACGACACATGAAACAAAAAAAAATTTCACAAAACACATTCGATACCTACAATGTTTGTTGCGTTATCTCAAGTTATTTCTAATAAATGACTTACGCATCCCCGGTAAAATAACAGCCCGTGCAGTCTATGTATGTGTTGGTATTTGCGGCTAGAGAACTGTTCACGCTGGCGCCAGTAGAAGCAATATAACCGTAAATGGCGATCTGTTGATTTCCGCTCTGACCATAAACTCGCAATCCGGTCGCAGTCGCAACTAAAATGCCCGTTCCATATGAAACCATCTCGTTGAAACCAGAACCAAAATTGAAGGGTAACCCGCCTATCTGAATAACGCCGGTGCCTGTGGCATTGGTCCATACTACGTTTAGCGTGAAAAAAACTAATCTCCCAATTCTTGTGTAAGAACCGCTTTGTGCGCTATAAGTGGTGGTACCTGGAACTGAGGTGCCAAATATTGTAGGAGTGAATGTACCCTCACGATATTGATTCAGGGCAGTTGTGCCACCTAACGTAATTGAAGTTACGGAAGGAGTTGCTGTAAAGGCGGGTAGTGCGCTCGCTCCACCGCTGGCCAATACCTGGCCTGTTGACGCGGGGCCGACGGCCTGAAACGCTCCGGTCGTGGTTGTTCCGCCCGCAACCAAACTGTAGGCTGCCTGTGTCGCGTTGCCCGTTCCACCACCCGCTACAACCGCAGTGCCAAAGGTTGGATCAGCAGAAGCGCCTTGAGATATAACCGGAACTCCGGAGGTAGCAGAAGGGGCAACAGATGTAATACCGTTTGAGGCCGCTCCGATCAGCAGATTGCGCTGCGTAACGGTGACTCCCGAAAAAGCTCCGGCACCATCATATTTAGCCAGCCCGGCCGCGGTTAGGTTGATTGCATTGTTTGTCGCCATTTAAGCCACCTTATATCCTGAAAATGATGTTAAAATAGGTGCGTTGCCCCCAAATACGCTATTCTGAGCCGCGCCGTCTCCATTCGCACTGTATTGAACCTGAACTGTATTACCTGCCGTTAATGACGCAGTTTGACACGCGGTGTAAGTCTCATAATAATTGATACCCTCAACTTGTCCTTGTATTGCCCATTGGCCGAAAACCAATCTATAGGTAAAGGAAGTGGTGACCAAGTTGACAATCAGCCTATTTGTGTCAGTGTCAGCATTCTGTGTCAGTTGGACATAAAAAACATAAAATCCAGTTGAAGGCGCTGTATAGGTGGTTTGAGAACTGAAATTTGTTCCGGGATCATACAATTTTGTATCATAGTGTATCGTATAAACTGTGCCATCTCCCGTGACGCCAGTAAGATCAGCCGATGGGTACACTAAAAATCCTGTGGTGCCTGCACCCCCTCCACCACCCGCCGCAGCCCAAGTAGGCAATCCGCCCGATAACGTCAAAACCTGAGTGTCGGTGCCTTTAGCTAATTTGCTAAGAGTATTTGTGGCGCTAGCATATAGAATATCTCCAGACGCATAGGTACTCTGTGCGGTACCGCCGTGGGTGGCAGGCAAAGGGTCTGTCAAACCAGAAAAAGTACCAGCACCGTCATAACTGACAATACCGGATGCTTTCAGATTTATGGCATTATTTGTGGCCATTAATGTCCAATTACCGTCAAACTATTGTCCAGTTACCCACGACGTCGTTTGCTCTCCAAACCGTTGAGGCTCCGGAGGTTATGCATATAAGAGTAATGCAATCACCCACGTTAGTTGCTGTGATCGAGCCACCAGCGCCTACTGTAGAGCTAGAAGAAGAAAGGAGGATTTGCTGGTTAGCGTTCTGCGCAACCGTCGCAAGTCCAAGTTTTCCGACGATATAGATTGCATCCCCGAGGTTTGCAGAGGCTGGAAGGGTATAAGTAACGGTTGTGCTGTGATCAGTTACATAACCGTTGTTTGTAGCTAGCGTTTGTGTTGCGCCAGTTACGTCAGTCCAGGCTACACCCCCGCCGCCGGTTACCGAGATAGTCGGGTTGCCGGACACTCCGTTGCCATTTGTGATTGTGATACCGGCGTTACCAGCGGTTATTGTTCTGCCGAAGAATGTTCCGTTACCGTCATATGCGGTCATCCCGGTGGCATTCAGATTGATTGCGTTTTGTGTAGCCATTATTTACTCCTTAAGCAAATGTTATATTTCCTGCGGGACCTGCGGCAGTCCATACCGTGTTGCTGTCGGTACAAACTAATTCGATGCTATCTGTGCCGAGCCCTGATTGTATGTTCCCGGCTACTGATGTCGTGCTACTCTGGAGTTCAATAATTTGTCCGGTATTTGCGATGACCTCCCATCCCGCTGTGCCGCGTCCTAAAACTTTGATTGTGGACCCAAAAGGCGCTGTGGCGGGTAATTTTAACGTCACGCGTACGGAACCGTCAGTTGTGATGTATCCGTTCTCAATTGCCATGGGTACGGGATTGGTCGGTATCGTGCTGTTGACTTGGTTCCAGGTAAATCCAGCACCCAAAGCGGTTACGGTCAGAACATGACCTGAAGCCGACGTAGAAATACCTGAACCGCCGGCGATTTGGATGTTGCCCGCCAAGGGAGTAGCTGTGCCCGAGTCTCCGGTGAGTGTGCTGACCTGCGATGTTCCGCCTCCTAGAGATGTCCATGTGGCGGTCCCGCCCGCGAGAGACACCAGAGCATAAATAACAGCGGCCGCATTATCGACGGCCAATGTCCCCAGGGGCAATTCGGTTGTGTTGGTCGAGGGCGCGCCGGTTGTTGATATAACGTTCGCGGGATTAGGTGCCTGACCGAAACCATATAGGGACAGGTTGGGCGTTGGAAAATTGACCATAGTCTGTTAAACTCCTATTGATTAGTTGACCACCAGGAACGTAATCGCAATATTTGCGGTTGTGGTTGTAGCGCCCGTGCCGTTTGTGATAACCCAAGCGACGGTGCCAGACCCGGGAGTAATCGATTTAACCGACAGAGCAGACCCGGAAGTTGCGCCGGCTAAGGAATAGATCAACTGAGTGGACGAGCTTGATATGGCGGAGTTAGTCATGGTCAAGGTCAGATCGGCACCAGCTGCAATAGATACGCTTGTAAATGTCACTTGGCCTGCGCGTGCGTTCAGCACTACTGGACCGGAAGCTGCGCCGGACGCTGTAGTTGCATTTAACGAGATCCCTTTACCTGCAGCCGAGGCGACCAAATTACCCGCTGTTGAAGTGACATCACCGGTAGTAGCTGTAACGCCGGTTCCACCTGTCACAGTTGTTGTGGCGCTTAACGAGGTCGTTGCCGTTACCGATCCGGGAGCTGTGACAGCCGCGGGTAGACTTATGGCCACTTGATGACCAGAACCTGTTGTGGTAATTTGGTTAG